CGCGATGCAATTCATCATTCACCCCGACCTGCTCAAACATATCTCGTCTCAGTATGATGAGGCCTTGATAGGAGAGAACAAGCTCAAGATCCAAGGTGGGTCTTGGGAATATGTGACAGCCTTGGGTCGGCCCGAGGACCTTGAGGAGGACAAGGAGGAATCAGAGCCGTCCAAACGCACCAAGAAGAGGAGTGGAGATGCTACAGAGTGATTCTGTTGACAAGATAGTGATGAGGTATTTCGCGGCCGTCACGAATCGGCCCTTCACCTACAAGGAGCGCACCTACCATCCGGTCTCCTTGAAGGTCTCACCGCTCTTGCTTCGAGACTACACTTGTCCGCCGGGATGCGGTGGATGCTGTTTTAGATTCACCTTGGATTATCTCCCTTCTGAGGATCGTCCCAAAAGTGCCAAGAGGAGGTGGGTGAGGATTGATCGAAGGGAGGTTGAGATATGGACAGACGCCCAAGAGGACAACGAGACCAATCGGTGCCAAGAACTCCTCCCAGATGGCAGGTGCGGGATTTATCCCGTGCGTCCCTTCTCCTGTGATTTCGAGCTCATTCGTATCCTCCAACCTATCAAGGAGGATTCCAAGAGTGCCATATTGACCCAGAAGCTCTTTGGCCGCGGATGGTCCTACCAAAGAGTAGATGGAGGGAAGGGGGCCTTATGTGAGATGAAGCCCGTCACAGATCATTCGACTCAGGAGGTCATCCGAAAGCTCACTCGTCTGAAGGAGTGGGCAGATCATTTTGGACTGGAGACGAGGATCCCCGACATTCTCACAGTCATTCGTCGTGGATCTCTAACCCGTCCCATTGTCTTTGCGCCACCTGGCCGCCAATTGTCATTCGATCTAGGTCTATGAAGGGTCTCATCCCCGACTCATTGGTCCATCGGGAGGTTGCCTCCAGCCTCCCTCGATGCGGTCTCTGTGGTCTCTACAAGACCTGCCGCTCGCCCAAGATGCCCGTCTATGGACGCGGGGGGAAGGGAGTATTGGTGGTCGGTGAAGCGCCAGGAGAGACGGAGGATGAGAAGGGTCGGCCTTTCATTGGTAAGGCTGGTCAATACCTGCGACAGGCCTTGCGGGAGATCGGCGTAGATCTGGATCGGGATGCCTGGACCACCAATGCGGTAATCTGCAGGCCTCCGAAAAACAAAACTCCAGACTCTCGCCAGATCTCTTACTGTCGTCCCAATCTTCAAGCGGTCCTGGAGAAGTATGAGCCTCAGGTAGTGGTAACTCTGGGCAAGTCGGCCTTGGAATCGGTCATCACTCCCTATTGGACCGGAGACCTGGGTGGGCTCGAGCGGTGGACCGGATGGACAATACCGCTGGGGGCATGGATCTGCCCAACCTACCATCCATCTTATCTCTTGAGGATGCGGAATCCTCTGATGGATCGTGAGTTCAGGACCCACCTCAGACGTGCCTTTGGTAAGAAGGCTCCTCCTCCGCAGAAGGCGAATCCGGCTGAGGGGGTTGAGTTGATCTGGGATGAATCAGAGATTGTCAAGGCAATCAAAGCGATGGACCGTGAGGGTGGGATTGTCGTGGTAGATTACGAGACGAACACAATCAAGCCGGATTGGCCCAAGGCAACCATCCATTCCTGCGCTCTATCTGATGGGAGGCGGACCATCTCGTTCCCCTGGATCGGGAGAGCAATAGCGGCCACAGGGAAGCTCTTGACGTCCTCTCAGACCCGAAAGATTGCCCACAACCTCAAATTTGAAGAGAGGTGGACCTTAGCTACCTTTGGACATGGGGTGAGAAACTGGTGGTGGGATACGATGATCGCCACACACTGTCTAGACAATCGTCCAGGTATCTGCGGATTGAAGTTCCAGGCCTTGGTCCGGCTAGGGGTCCCCAGCTATAACACGGCGATTGAGCCTTTTCTGTCAGCCACCTCTAATGGAGTCTACAATCGCATTCACTTGGCTGATGCCAGACAGCTCTTGACCTATGGAGGTATTGACGCTCTCCTAGAGTATAGGTTGGCTATGTTGCAGAGGAGAGATTTTGGTTATGAAGATTGAGCCGATCTGTCAAGAAGGATATCAACTCCTCCATGATGGAGTGATTGAATTGGCTCGAGTAGAGGCGAATGGTATAAGGATAGATACGGCTCGTCTGCGGAAGACCAAGCAAGAGATTGAGGCACGCCTGCGAGATCTTCGGCGCGAGCTGGAGGATGATCCTGTCTGGAAGGTATGGAAGAGGCGCTACGGGGCCAAAGCCAATCTCACCTCCCGCGAACAGCTCGCTACTGTCCTTCATGTTGACCTTGACTTTGAGGTTCACAAGGAGACAGAGACGGGACGACCGGCGACGGATGAGGATGCCCTGATGAAGATTGACTCGCCCTTCGCCGCCAAGATCATTCGCTACCTGAAGCTGGAGAAGGCATTGGGCACGTTCCTCAAGGGGATTGAGAGGGAGGTGGTGGATGGGCGTATTCATCCCTCTTTCCATCTTCATACGGCACGGACCTATCGCTCTTCATCCTCAGAGCCCAATTTCCAAAATTTCCCCGTGCGGGACAAAGAAATCTCCCAAATCATCCGCTCACATTTCATCGCCAGTGATGGTCATGTCCTGGTGGAGAATGATTTCAAGGGGGCTGAGGTGGTGGTGAGTGCGGCCTATCACAAGGACCCCAACTTCATCTCCTACATCACCGATCCTGGGAAAGACATGCACAGAGACATGGCAGCCCAGCTCTATCTTCTGGACCCCTCTGAAGTAACGAAAGACATTCGCTATGGAGCGAAGAACAAATTCGTCTTCCCTCAGTTCTATGGGGACTTCTACGTCTCCTGTGCCCGTAGTCTCTGGGAGTGGATACGGCAGGGCAAACTCAAATCTCCAAAAGGTGATTCTCTCTATGACCATCTGGCACGGAAAGGAATCCGTGAGCTAGGAGACTGTGATCCGGAGAGGCCCCCACGGCCTCACACGTTTGAGCGCCATGTGAAGGAGGTAGAAGATGACTTTTGGGGACGCCGGTTCGGAGGATATGGGAAATGGCGGAAGGTGTGGTATAGACGGTATCTTGACAGGGGCTATTTTGACCTCCTGACTGGATTTAGGGTCCATGGAATCTTCCCGAGGAATGCGGTGGTGAATTATCCTGTCCAAGGGTCAGCGTTTCACTGTCTCCTCTGGTGCCTCATTCGCATCAATCGTCTCCTGCGAAAGTACCACATGAAGAGCATGATTGTTGGGCAGATCCATGACAGTATGGTAGGGGATGTTAAGATTGATGAGCTCCGCCAGTATCTAGAGATCGTGGAGCAGGTGACCACACAGGACCTTCGCAGATCATATCGTTGGCTGGTGGTTCCTCTAGAGATTGAATATGAGGTGTGTCCGGTTGGGGCATCCTGGTATGAGAAGAAACCCGTCTTGTTCAGACGGGGTCGGTTCCACCATCCTAAATCTTTAGACAAGACTTGTCGCGATCCGATCAAATTTTTGAACGCTCTCAATAACACTAACACCTAAATGGAACTCTACAAGAAATATCGTCCACGGACCCTGAAAGGAGTGGTGGGCCAGGATGCCGCTGTGGCCAGCCTGCAGCGATTGATTGACGGAAACCGGGTGCCCCACACTCTGCTCTTCACTGGACCATCTGGTTGTGGGAAGACGACTGTCGCACGAATTCTCAAAGACGTCTTGAGATGCGGGGATGCCGATTGGATTGAGATGAATTGTGCGGATTTCAAGGGGATTGATATGGTCCGCGAGATCCGCCGCAACGCCAATCTGTCTCCTATGGCTGGAGACTGTCGCATCTGGCTGATTGATGAGGCGCACAAACTCACGGGAGACGCCCAGAATGCCTTCCTCAAACTCTTGGAGGATACCCCGAGGCATGTCTACTTTTTCTTGGCCACGACCGATCCGCAGAAGCTCATCAAGACCATCCACACCCGCGCCACAGAGATCAAGCTAGGAGCCATGTCGGTCTCTGCCCTGGAGACTGTCTTGAAGCGGGTCTGTCTGAAGGAAGGGGTCGAGTTGACTGAGACAGTCATATCTGAGATCGCTGAAGCCGCAGACGGCTCGGCCCGCAAGGCGCTTGTCATCCTGGAGCAGGTCATGGGGCTGGAGGGAGAAGAAGCCCAACTCCAAGCCATAGCCACCACGGCATTGGACAAGACTGATGCCTTTCGTCTCGCCCAATTGCTCTTCAATTGGGACCGCCGTGCCACTTGGTCAGATATCGCTGATGTCCTCCGCAGACTGGCCAATGATGATCCAGAGGCGATACGTTATGTGGTGCTAGGCTACGCCAGGTCCTGCCTCTTGGGCAAATCGGGTGGCTCGGCACCACGGACAGAGGTCTGTTGGAAGGCTTTCAAGATTATTGACATCTTCGGGAGGAACTTCTACGATTCCAAGATGGCAGGATTGGCGGCGGCCTGCTGGGAGGCCTTCGCTGGGAAATAGGTCTCAGAGATAATAGGTCAGGACGTGATATATGGATGAAAATGTCGTTCAAATTGATGAGTTGAACCTGGATAAGGAGTGCATCAGACTCCCATCCGATTACCTGAAGTACGCATCCGCGGCGGCAGATGCGAAGAGAAGGGTCAGCTCAGTGGAGAACGAGTTGTCTGTCATCCAGGCAGACCTCGCTAGCAAGATCCGCGCCAATCCTCAAAACTATGGCCTGGAGAAGGTGACCGAAGCCGCTATCCAGGCCTCTATCACATGCCAATCTGAGTATCAGGAGGCCTATAAGAAGCTCATCAAGGTTCGGCATGAGTCCGATCTGGCTCAGGCAGTGGTCTGGGCCCTGGAGCACAAGAAGCGGAGTCTGACTCTCCTTGTCGAGCTCCACGGTATGGGGTATTTTTCCGCCCCTAAGATATCGAAGAAGGGGAAAGAAGCAGTGGAGGAGATGACGAAGAAATCGGTGCGTCGAAAATTCATGGATGATTGATGGGCACCATTGCAACATTCTTCTTCTTTGTTGGGATTTTCATCCTCCTTCCCATCGTCGCCTATCTGGTGATGAAGTTCGGGACGGCAGGATATCTAAGAGCCAAAGAAAGAGAAAGAGAAAAGAACCATAATGAAAAGTAGAGACAAGACTCGACGATACACCTCGGCCATAGAACGAGCAGAGAAGCAGAAGACGGGATTCACCTCTTCTTATCTCTCTATCCCAGAAGGTGTCACTGTCTTCTCCCCGAAGGCAGGACGCTATCTCCTCGATATCATCCCCTTCGTCGCCGGAAAAGATAACCCGTGGGCTAAGGAAGGGATGATTCACTGGGAGCGGACCTATTACGTCCATCGAGGGGTAGGCGCGAACGGGGACAGTTATGTTTGTCCCCGTATGGTCGCCAAGCAGAGATGTCCCATCTGCGAGCATCGCAAACGACTCATGGAGCAGGGCAATGAAGAGAATGAACAGCTCATCAAGGATCTATCTCCGAAGCAGAGGCAGCTCTTCTGGGTGGTGAATCGAAAGGAGGCAGATAGAGGAGTCCTGCTCTGGGACATCTCCTACCATCTATTTGGGAAGGCTCTTGATGCTCGATTGAGGAACTCCGATGAGGAGGATGAGTGGGATCGGTTTTTTCACTTGGAGGATGGCTTGACCTTGAAGGTTGCCTTCGCTGAAAAGACGTTCGCGGGATACGCCTACGTTGAGGTAGAAAGCATAGACTTCCTCCCACGCCCCAAACCTTATCCTGAGACTATGCTGGAAGAGATGAAGTCCCTTGATGAGCTTCTGATTGTGCCTTCCTATGAGGACCTCAAAGAGGCCTTCCTGGAGGTCGGTGAGACCAAACCCGCCTCCAAGAAAGTCGAGGACGAGGAAGAGGACGAGGAAGAGGACGAGGAAGAAGAGGAGAAACCTGCTTCCAAGAAGAAACCTGCTTCCAAGAAAGTCGAGGACGAGGAAGAAGAAGAGGAGGAAGAAGAGGAAGACGAGGAAGACGAGGATGATGATTGGGGTGACTTTGAGGAGGAGGAACCTGCTTCCAAGAAGAAACCCGCTTCCAAGAAACTCGACGAGGATGACGAGGAAGAAGAGGATGACGAGGAAGAAGAGGATGACGAGGAAGAAGAGGATGACGAGGAAGAAGAGGATGACGAGGAAGAAGAGGATGACGAGGAAGAAGAGGATGACGAGGAA